ATGTTTACGACACTTTATGGTTGCCTCATGATGCAGAAAACAAAACAATCGGATCAAACGGACGGTCTATCCAAGAAATTGTCAAGGCAGCCGGATTTAAGACCAAAATCATCCCTAGAACGCCTATTGCAGATTCAATCAATGCAGCGAGAACTATATTCAGGAACTGCTATTTCGACCGAGACAACTGTTATGACGGACTCCAATGCCTCAGACACTATAAATACGAAGTAGACCCAGATACCAAGCAATTCAGCAAAAATCCACTTCACGACCAATATTCACATGGAGCTGATGCTTTTAGGTATATCGGTTTAGGCGTACAAGAGACTAGGCAAGTGAAACAAAAACGAGTAAACTATCAGCAATTCGGTCAACCTCACAGCTGGATGGGCTAATGGCATCTCAATATCAAGACATGGACGATTACGATCCAATCATCGAAGAAGCTAAACAGTTTCTAAAGTTAGCCAATGATGCTGACACGATGAACCGCCAGGAGGCTTTAGAAGATTTAAAGTTTGCCTCTGGCGGAGATCAATGGCCTGTTGACTTACAAAACTCTAGAAACCTTGAATCTCGCCCCGTTCTTACCATTAATAAGCTGGATGGCTATTGCCGTCAAGTTACGAATCAGCAACGCCAACAGCGCCCCAGAATCCGTGTTCATGCGACTAATACGGTCGAGGATGCTGCGGATGCTAAGGTCGTTCAGGGTTTAATCAGGCACATTGAGGTAAATTCCAATGCTGACAATGCTTACGATAATGCTTATAACTACGCTGTACGCATGGGTTGGGGATATATCAGAGTCGATCACAGATATGTAAGAGAAGATTCTTTCGACCAAGAGATATTCATCGACCCAATAGATAATCCTTTTACTGTCTACATTGACCCAAACTCAATTGCAGTTGACGGCTCAGACATGGAACGTTGCCTTATAACGACCATGATGTCCAAAGTAGCGTTCAGGGAAATGTATCCAAACGCACAGGAAACCTCATTTCTGCCCCGAGGAACGGGAGATTCGCAGTCTGAGTGGATCACCAAGGAAGATATCAGGGTTGCCGAGTATTTTTATACCGTTCGGGAAAAAGCTACTCTTTATCAGTTGTCTGATGGTTCTGCTAGGTTCGCTGATGGCAAAGATTTCTTTGAGCGCATCAAAATGGCTGGGCTTGAGATACTTTCTGAGCGTGAATCATTCAAAAAGACGGTCAAATGGAAAAAAATCACAGCTATCGAGGTGCTCGAAGAACGTGATTGGGCAGGGTATTACATCCCAATCATTCCAGTTTACGGTCGTCACGTTGTAATTGGAGATAAACGTAAGAAGTTTGGTATGGTTCGTCATGCCAAAGATGCTCAGAGAATGTATAACTTCTGGGTGACATCGCTGACTGAGTCTGTTGCGCTTGCACCTAAAGCCAAGTGGATCATGGCAGAGGGTCAGGATGAGGGTCACGAACTTGACTGGGCTGCTGCGAACATTAAGTCAATGGCTACTTTGCGTTATAAGCAGACGGACATTGACGGAAACCCAGCGCCTCCTCCTCAAAGACTTCAGCCCGAGCCTCCTCCTGCTGGGGTTATGGCAGCTGCTCAAGAGATTAACAACGACATGGCTACGATTATTGGGATTTACGATCCTAGCCAACAGTTACAGGGCAATCAGTCTGGCAAGGCTCTAAACGGTCAACAAATGCAAGTTGATCTGACCAACTTTGACCTCTACGACAACTTGACGAAGTCGATGTGCCATATTGGTAAGGTTATCCTTGACCTTATCCCTAAAATTTACGATGTTCAGCGGATTATGCGGATTATCGGGGATGACGGTAAGCCTGATTTACTCACAATTAACGAGCGTGATGCGGTTGGTCGGGTTAAAAATGACGTAACTGTCGGTCAATATGACGTGGTTATGGAAACTGGCCCAGGCTACAACTCTAAACGCCAAGAGGCAGTTGATGCAATGATGCCATTACTTGCCAAGCCTGAACTGTTTAACGTGGCTGGTGATCTGGTATTTAGAAACATGGACTTCCCAGGCGCTGAGACTATCGCTGATAGACTCGCTGCGATGAACCCACTAAGCCAGATTGACGAACATTCTGAGATTCCACCACAGGCTCAGATGATGATTAAGCAAGGTCAGGCTCAGATTCAGCAGTTGACTCAGCAAATACAAGCTATGCAGTTGGCTATGAAACAACGCCAAGATATTGAGCAAGTTAAGCAAGATTCTGAGACAAGACGTGAACTTATGAGGGTCACCGCCAAAGCTCATGACATAGAACTCAGGGATGCAGAACGTAAGTATGTGGCTGAACTGAACGTACACGGTAAAGCTCAGGAAGCGGATCTAAAAGCTCAAACGGCATTAGAAATTGAAAACATGAAGTCTCAAGTTGCTTTAATGTTGGCACAAATTGATAGAATCTCAGCGCATCAAGCATCACTAGAAACCACAGAAAGGGCTGTTTAAATGTCTAAAGAAAATATGGCTGATTATGTAGCTAAAGAAATGGCTAAAAAATACAACAAAGAGCAATATGAAAGAGCGCAAACACATCCAAAATTTGAAAAATTAAAATCAGAAATAGGTAGAAAACAAGCTATTGAAACTGCTTTAAATGATTTAAATAACAAGCAAAAATGATTTCGGGCAAAGCCCAAAACCTTACTCGTCAGGTAGACGAGGTTAATTCTTAGGGAAACCTATGTCAGAGAAAGAAGCATCGTCCGTTGTGACGAGTGAAAATAGTGGCGATTTTTATGCTCAAAAGTTAGGTTTAGCTAACGAGCCTGAAACTGTGGCGGTTGAGGAAACTCCCGAGCCAGTTGCAGAAACTCAGCAGAGTGAACCAGAAGCAGAAGAAGCCAAACCGACAGAGGAAACGGAAAAAAAGCCGAATCCGAAACTCGAAAAGCGGTTTTCAGAGTTAACCAAGCAAAGGGAGCAAGCCCGTCAGGAAGCTGAAAGGGAGCGCCAAAGAGCAAGGGAACTTGAAGATCGTTTAACGGCTTTAGAAAAAGGTAGTCAACCTGCGAAGGTGGAAGACCCAGACCGAGAGCCACAGCCAAGTGAGTTTACTGATGCTTTTGAATATGCAAGGGCATTGGCTAAATACGCTGCTGATAATGCGCTGAAAAACAGAGACAAGATTGAGGCAGAAAGACGAGCAAGTGAGGAACGCCAAAAGCTGACCGAAGCATGGAAGTCTAAATTAGAGTCTGCAAAGACTGAACTGCCTGATTACGAAGCTATGGTTGCATCTTCGGATGTAACGGTATCGGATCAAGTGAGAGATGCAATCCTTGAGAGCGATGTCGGGCCAAAGATTCTTTACCATCTGGCAGAGAATCCTGAAATAGCCGAGAAGATCAACAAATTGTCTGTGGTCAGCGCATTAAGAGAGATTGGAAGGATAGAGGCTGGGTTTGAAAAAGCCCCCGAAGTTAAGCCTGTCGTGCGAAAGAGCAATGCTCCAGCGCCTATCAATCCGATTCGTGGGGGTACTAACGTTGACGTACCGTTAACTTCTGATGGGGAGTTTACAGGTACACCAGCTCAATGGAAAGAACTCAGACGAGCAGGAAAGATTAGGTAACACAATCTTTTTTAAGGAAATGAAATGAGTAATAATTTACTTACGATTTCTAAGATCACCAACGAAGCTTTGATGGTCTTGGAGAACGAACTTACTTTCACAAGTGAAGTAGACCGTAACTATGACGACCAATTTGCGGTTGTCGGAGCTAAGATCGGTAACACCGTGAACGTCCGTAGACCTGGTCGTTTTATCGGAACAACTGGCCCTGCTTTGAACGTTGAAGACTTTAACGAGACATCCGTAAACTTGTGCGGCTATTTGCATTAAGCAGATAGAAAACCATCCCTGATTGACTTGGAGTGCCGGAAGCGGTTAACAAGGGGCAAGCAACCGAAAGGTGTGCAGCCTGAACGACTAAGTGGGAAGGCGGTGAAAACCGATGCGATAGTCTGAACTAGGTTATAACAAAAGAAGACCTAGAGTGAAATCCGAAGCGATTTCACCACTACCGAAAGGTAGGAGTAACAAAATGACCAGTCACGTTAAGTACTCAGTTCCACGTAGACACACAGTTTACAACTCAAGACTTAGCATTAAGCCTTGATATGTTCTCTGACCGTGTATTGAAGCCAGCCGTTAACAGTAGCGGCCTAGTTCATTAAGAATTAGGAAAATCTTCTCTGATTGACTTGGAAGCCCAGAAGTGGGCGACAGGGCGGAAGGCGAAAGCCACCGTGAACGACTAAGTGAGAAGACCCGATAGGGATGCGATAGTCTGAACAGCGATATAACTAAAGAAGTCGCTGAGGGTAGGTCGAAGAACCAACCCCGCCATGAAAGTGGTCAGTAGGCGAAAGCCGAAAGTAACAGAATGTGCTGCAATAGCTAACAAGATTGACCGTGACGGTTTGACAACTGCTGCTCTGCAAACTGCTAACATCGTTGGCGTTGCTGGTACACCTCCAACTGGATTAATCACTTTCTTAACAGCTGGTGCTTATCTTGACTCTGAAGGCGCACCAAGAGACGGTCGTAGATCATGTATCGTTGAGCCTTTTACAACTGCAACAATCGTTGACTCTCTCAAGGGACTTTTCGTTCCCCAAGAAGCCATCGGTGAGCAGTACCGCAAAGGTTTGATGGGTCGTGACTCTGCTGGTGTTAACTGGAAATTAGACCAAAACGTGGTTGCACAAACCTTTGGTTCATACTCTGGTGTAAATTTGCAAGCTAACACAACAGCAGCTGTTGGTTACTTGACAAGCGGTTGGGCACAATACTCAACGATCCAATTGAATACCGCATCAAGCACAGCTACGCTGAACGCTGGTGACGTTATCCAGATCGCTGGTTTGTATGCAACTAACCCACAAAACCGTCAAGCGTATGGTTCAGGTAAGCTCCGTAACTTTGTTGTTCAATCTACTACAACAGTAGGTACAACTGCAACAAACATCGTAGTTAGCCCAGCTATCATCGTTGGTGGTCAGTTCCAGAACACAATCGTGATCGGTTCTACATCTACTACTGCTGTTGTAACACCATTCAACAACACAGGTACTTTGTCACCACAAAACATCATGATGCACCGCAATGCGTTCACATTGGCAGTAGCCGATCTAGAACTGCCTGAAGGTGTCCATTTTGCTGGACGTGCTTCCGATAAAGAGATCGGATTGTCTATGCGTGTGGTTCGCCAATACACCATTAACAACGATTCAATACCGACTCGTCTAGACGTTCTATATGGTTGGGCTCCGCTCTACCCTGAACTCTCTTGCCGTATTGCAGCCTAAACTTATTTAAAGGAAACACAAAATGAGTAATCCAGGACCAGCAACCACAGTATCGGCACATCCAAGTAACGTCACCACAAACCAAACACTTCGCTTGATTGGTGTGGCTAAAGGCGTTAACTTAAATGCTGTCGCATTTACACCCATTCCAGTAAACAACTCCACAGCATATTTGCCTAAAGAGTTGATTGTGACTAACGTAAACAACGCAGGCGCTGCGGTTACATTAAGCACAACTACTGCCTTGGGAATCACAACTACAAACGTAGGTTCACCATCCAGTTTGTTCGGTGCTTTGACCACAGCCCAACTCGCAGCTTTGTCTTCAGCTCCTCTTGGAACTGCTTACCTTGATGCAAGTTCGACTTCAACAGCTCTGGCTGGTCAAACTCTGTACGCTGACGTAACAGTCGCTTCTGGCGCAACTGGTACAGGTGACGTATATGTTTATGGCTACGATTTCAGCTAATCTAAGCTAAAACTGGGGAAAGTCACCCTCAAAAGGGGTGGCTTTTTCTGTTTTTATCGGTACAATTAATTAAGTTTTTCAAAGGAAAAATCATGCCCTCTACCACTATTGCCCGTGGCAATGCTCACGAAACCTTTTACATTGCGCCTAGCATCACTCCCGCTGCGCTAACAACATCAGCAACTCAGTCTTTACAAACCTTTGCAATTTCTGGTTTGCAGACAACTGACATCGTTTCTTTACAACAATACCAAGGAAATCAAACTTCCAACGTAATCGTAAGTAACGTAGATGTTGCAACTGCCAATGTTTTAACAGTTCAGTTCCAGAACACTTCAGGCGCTGCTACTGCTATTACTCCGGCTGCTGGTGTTTATCAGTTCCAAGTGGTACGCATTGAAGGCGCTCCACAGTCTACGAACGCAGCATAATGGCAAATACAAGCGTATTTAGGCCAGTTGGCCCATCTTATGCGATAGCGGTATCGACAACTGCATCAACTGCTTTGACTGTCACCCCAACGGGTAACGATCAAATCAATTTTTGCGGTTTTCTGAACACATCCGCAAACCCTGTGGCAATTACGATTTCAGAGTCTAACGCTTTGAACTCAGTAACCCCAGGAACTCCAGTTATGCCTGTTTCTGGAACTCCACAACAGGTTGTTATGCTTGGCATTTCGATGTCATCCCCTATGGTTATTGCTGTACCACCTAATGGTTTTGCAGTAAGCGCTATTTGCGGAACAAGCACAGCGACTGTTTATGTAACTCCAATGGCAGATCAATCATAATGTCTAATACTAATCAAGTAGCATCCACAACTACAGTTAACACAGTAGCTGTTTTGACTTATGACTCTATACCAACAATTGCTTCTGGATTTGGGGGAGCTGGTTCTCAAGTTTTGGGAAATCAAGCAAACGTTTTCAGGGTGATTATGGGTAACACGGCAGCAAATACGGGAGCTTTAACGTTTCCTGCTGCGCCAAATGGGTGGTTGGTTCAAGGTTACGATATCACTAGCGGTACGACTTTGTTTTTACAACAAACAGCGTATACGACCACTTCAGCGACAATTAATAGTTATTCAATAACTACGGGTTTAGCTGCAAATATGTCTGCTGGTGATACCTTAATCTTTACTGCGATACCATTTTAATGAGTGCCCCTAACCTTACCTCAGATCAGAATTTACTGCCCGTTCAGGCATATTTTAATTTGGACGGAAGTTTTAATACTTTCATAGGTCAGGGGCAACCTTTCTACGCAACTCTTAATCCTTCCCAAAGCGGATTAAACATCACAAACAGTACGATTAACAGTACAACAATCGGTCTTGTAACGCCCT